ACGAAGGAAGATGCAGAAAGTTTGATTGCAAGTCAAGAAGATGAGGTTGCATATCAGGACAGACAATTATATCTTTGGACTGATGTTGAAATTAAATCTGACGAATAAATAAAGTATGGCAGCCAATTTTCCTAACAGTCCTAATACTAATGACACCTTTACATCAAATGGTGTGACATTCACTTGGGATGGTACTGCTTGGAAACAACCAGCAAGTGCTGGTGTTAAAGGAACTAAAGGTGAAATTGGTGTTAAGGGTGAAAAAGGACAAAAAGGTGAAAAGGGAGAAAAGGGTCAGAAAGGTGAAGTAGGTGCTACAGGTAATGCGGGTGGTGATGGTGATAAAGGACAAAAGGGTGAGAAAGGACAAAAAGGTCAAAACGGAAATGATGCGACTGGAACCAAAGGACAGAAAGGTGAAAAAGGTCAAAAGGGAGAAGTAGGTGTTCAAGGAACTGGTGGTGATAAGGGTCAGAAAGGAGAGACAGGAGCAGCTGCATCAAAAGGGGAAAAAGGACAGAAAGGAGAAGTAGGTGCTCAAGGCACTGGTGGATCTGCAGGTAATAAAGGTCAGAAAGGTGAGATTGGTGCTGATAATTCTACGAAAGGTCAGAAAGGAGAAGTTGGTTCAATTACAGCAGCGATACCTTCAGGTGGTATCATCATATGGTCTGGTGCTGCAAATGCAATCCCTAGTGGTTGGTATTTGTGTGATGGTAGTAATAGCACACCAGATTTAAGGAGTAGATTTATTGTTGGAGCTAGTGCTAGTGGTGGATATTCAGTTGGTGCTACTGGTGGTGCAGAGACAGTAACTCTTACAGCAACACAAATGCCTAATCACACTCACTTTGTGACTGGTAGCACTGGACTTTTTGATACTTCTCATACTCACGGATATCAAAGTGCAAATCACCCTACTGCTTCAGGTCCAGAACAAAACCAGTCAGGTGGTCCTGAAGATAGAACAACATTTAATGTTAATAAGAATACTGGTGGTCCGAGTGCTAATAGTAATCACCAACACTCAATTAATATTACTTCCAATCAAGCAGGTGGAGGAGCTGCTCACGAGAACAGACCTCCATATTATGCATTGTGCTACATCATGAAATCTTAAATAAATACTGATATGGCAGCATTCGATTTTCCAAATAGTCCAAATACAAATGATACCTATACTGCAAATGGTATGACATTCATTTGGAATGGTTCCGTATGGAAAAAAGATGCAACTTCAGGTGTTAAGGGAGAAAAAGGTCAGAAGGGAGAAAAAGGAGAAAAAGGTCAGAAGGGAGAAAAAGGAGAAAAAGGACAAAAGGGTGAGAAAGGTCAAAAGGGTGAGAAGGGTCAAAAGGGTGAGAAAGGTCAAAAAGGAGAGCAAAATGATAAAGGTCAGAAGGGTGAAGTAGGTGTATCTGGTGGTTCTGGTACTGATGGTGATAAAGGACAAAAAGGTGAGATTGGTGCAACAGGTTCAGCAACAATAACCAATGCTGGTAATGATCGTGTTATGACTAGTGTGAGTGGCACTACTCTTAATGCGGAGGCAAATTTAACTTTTGATGGATCAACATTAGCATATTATTCAGGAGGTACAAAAAAAGTAAGCATTGAAGCTGGAGGAATTAATGTTGTCGGGTTTGTAACTGCAACTAATTTTAATGCAAGTGGTGGATATTATTATGGAAATGGTTCACAATTAACTGGTATTGAGGCATTTCCTTCTGGAACCAAAATGTTATTCCAACAAACATCAGCACCTACTGGTTGGACAAAAATAACAAGTGGTGTAGATAACAAAGCTCTTAGAATTGTGAGTGGAACGGTTGGATCTGGTGGTGTTGAAGGATTTACTAATAGAATAAACAGCACCGTAAATATGAGTAATGGTTCGGTTCAAAGTCACACACTAACAGAGTCACAAATACCAAGTCACTATCACTTCGCATTTAGATCAGGAAATCATGGTCAACATCGTAATGGTTCTCCTATGACTGCAAATAACTATCCAAGTAGTGGTTCTGGTGCAGGTAATCTTTACGAATCATATAATATTGGTCAATCGGGATCTGTATCAAACGTTGGTAGAACATCATCTACAGGTAGTACTAGCGGTCACAGTCACGGATTTACAAATCCTAGCTTTAACTTGAATGTTGCGTATTTAGATGTTATAATAGCTCAGAAGAATTAATTATGAAACTTGAACAGGGAAAATTTTGCCCACTTATAGGTGAGGATTGTCTTGGATTAAAATGCTCTTGGTTTACTCAAATTAGAGGAACTCATCCTCAAACTGGGGAACCAGTCGATGAATGGGGATGTGCAGTAAATTGGATACCAACCTTATTGATTGAAAATTCACAACAACAAAGACAAACAGGTGCTGCTGTAGAATCATTTAGAAATGAAACTTTAAGTAGAATATCACAAACAATTAGTATGAAAAAAATTGATGATCCAACAAATGAGTTGGAAGGAGATGGTGACTCTTAATTATGTTTAATCAGACAATTAATCCACCAGAAGTTTTTTTAAATGAAGACTTTATAGGTGTGTGGGATAATGTTATATTAGATGATTTTAATAATCTTATTATTAAGACATTAGATGAATCAACTCAAATTGTTCCGAGAAGCAATACAAGTGTTAAAGACACTCAATTGGATATTGCAGCATTTAATCCATTAATATCAAATCATATAATGTGTGCAGTAAGATCTTGTTGTGAACAATATTTTGATTGGTATCCATTCCTTAAAAATTTTCAATATCACAGCACTACTTGTTTACTACAAAAAACAAAACCAACAGAGGGATACCATGACTGGCACTCAGAATCAAATAATATTGCGTGTGCAAATAGAACATTAGTTTGGTCGGTGTATTTTAATGATTTGGAAGATAGTGGTGAGACAGAATTTCTTTATCAAAAAAAGAAGATAAAACCAAAAGCAGGTAGAGTATTAATTTTTCCTGGTTCCTTTACCCATTTACATAGAGGCAATCCACCATATGAGGCAAAATATATTGCAACTGGTTGGTTGGCTAGTAATGATCAAACAAATATCTTGTTATAGTATAAATATCTAGAAACAGTATATAAATGGACACTGATTATTCGTTAATTAAAGAAACTTTTGGAACTGATTATATTGGTGCTCTTCGTCATATGAGAGATATCTTGTTAAAAGAAAGTGATTGGACACAATTTACTGACTCTCCTTTGACAGACTCAAAAAAAACTGAGTGGAAAACATATCGTCAGAATTTAAGAGATTTACCATCTACTGAGTCTGATCCAGAGAACGCAACTTTCCCCACGAAACCATCTTAATATGGCAGCAGTAAATTTTCCAAATAGTCCAAGTAGTGGTGACGTTCATACAGTAGGATCTATCTCTTGGAGATACAATGGATACGCTTGGGCACGTATTCCAGATCCTGGTGCGAAAGGAGAACCTGGTTCAAAAGGACAGAAGGGGGAAGTTGGATTAACAGGTTCTACAGGTCAAAAAGGAGAAAAAGGTGAAAAGGGAAATGTAGAAGCACAAGGTAATAAAGGTCAAAAAGGAGAAGTAGGAGCACAAGGTTCTGCTGGTTCTGCTGGTTCTGCTGGTGATAAAGGTCAGAAGGGTGAAGTAGGAGATAAAGGTCAAAAGGGTCAAAAGGGTGAAGGTGCAACAGGTACAAAAGGTGATAAGGGTGCAGGATCTTCTGTCAGTATTGGATTAGTTCCACCAACATCACCTACTCCTGTGCAAGGAGATATGTGGTGGGATAGTGACGATTCAGATTTACACGTTTACTATAATGATGGTAATAGTGCTCAATGGGTTTCTGTCACATCATCTGCTGCTTTAAAAGGTGAAAAGGGAGAGAAAGGTGAGAAAGGACAGAAGGGAGAGAAAGGAGAGAAGGGGCAAAAAGGAGAGAAGGGTGAGAAAGGTGCAAAAGGAGATAAAGGACAAAAAGGTGAAGTTGGTGAAAAGGGTCAAAAGGGAGAAGTTGGTGTATCTGGTGGTGCAGGTGTTAAAGGACAGAAGGGTGAAAAAGGACAAAAAGGAGAGATTGGAGTTGGTTCAAAAGGACAAAAGGGTGAACTAAATGTTAAAGGTCAAAAGGGTGAGATTGGAGATACAGGAGCTCTTGGTATTCCAGTTGGAACGATAGCAATGTATGGTAGTGCTACTGCACCATCAGGTTGGCAATTATGTGATGGTGGTTCAGCATCTACATCTGCATTACAATCAGTTGTTGGTTCAAATGTTCCTAATTTAAGAGATAGATTTATAGTTGGTGCAGGTTCAGCATATAGTCAAACCAATACTGGTGGTTCAAAAGATGCAGTATTAGTTTCTCATACTCATAATCTACAGAATCACGTTCATGGATTTTCTGCTTCTACTAATAACGCTGGTGCTCACACTCATAGTTTTTCTGCTCACTTTAGTCAGACAAGTTTGGATAATGATGAAGGTAACGCAACAATTTATCCAAATCTATCATCATCAACCACAGGAAGTGCTGGAGGACACGCTCATACAGTTAGTGGTAATACTGGAACTCCAGCCCCTAATACTACAGACACGCTAGGAGAGTCGGCAACTGATAAAAACTTACCACCTTACTACGCTTTGACATTTATAATCAAAACATGATATAATATAGTTGATTATGTTTTTTTATGGATTTAATTGATAGACCAAGAGGATTAATAAAAGATTTTATATATGTCAAAGATAAAACCTTGTCAAAATCTTTTTGTGATGCTGTTATCAAAAAATTTGATGAAGATCCTAGACAGGGGGATGGTATAATTGGTAAAGATACAAATCAGAGAGTAGATAAAAGTTTAAAAGATACAAAAGATATTCATATTTCAAGAACTACAGGATGGGAAACGGAAGATGAAGTATTCTTTGAATCCTTAAAATTAGGTTTGGAAGAATATAATGATTATCTTGCTAATTTAAATGATTGTTGTAAAAGTTACCCTAATCCAACATTTGGAGCGACTGACACTGGATATAAAGTTCAGAAGTATGAACCAGGTGGATGTTATCACTGGCATCACGATTGGTCAATGTCTTCAGAACCAATTGCATCTAGAATTTATACATTTATGTGGTATCTGAATACAATCGAAGAGAAGGATGAAGGGTATACAGAATTTGCTGATGGAACAAGAGTACAACCTGTTGCAGGTAGACTAATTTTTTTTCCAGCAACGTGGACATTTTTACATCGTGGATATCCACCAAAGGTAAAAAAATATCTTTGTAATGGATGGATACATGCTAAGCCTTGATAAATAACCAAGAAGTTGATGGTGAAAAACGTGGTAGGAATCAATGGTGATATGTCTCTTTCTGATCAAAACCTAAAGGAAAATATTACAGTAATACCGAATGCTCTTGATAAAGTAAAATCACTTTCAGGAAATACATTTAAATGGAAAGATGGATATCCTCTTAATGCGATGAATGCTGGTACAAATGATACTGGGATAATTGCTCAAGAAGTTGAAGCACTTGGATTAGCAGGGATAACTTCTACAAGACATGGATATAAAACAGTAAGTTACAAGAGATTAATACCTGTGATGATAGAGGCAATCAAAGAATTGTCTGCCAAAGTAGACGCATTATCTTAACTTGATTGACTATTTTTATACATATGCTATAATAAGAATAATGTATTATCAAGGTATGGATGATTTTGTATTCGAGGTTGTAGTAGACATCTGTTCTAGAACCTTTAAGTTAAAAAGCGACAACGGAGATAATAAGATAATAGCTTGTGAAGATAGTGATGAGTTTATGAGAGTTTTAGAAGTTTGTGACAAAATGCTTGAACCAGAAATGGTTGTTTATGCGGATTTGGCAATAACCTCAGATAAATAAAACATTCGGTATATATTATGAAGTTTAAGATAACTAAAAAATGCTGCTGGTTTCGTGGTGGCAGTATGATAGTTAAAATGTACTTCATCAATGGTATGCCTTTTACGTTTGATGAACTACCAGACGGACATCTAGAAGATAAAGATTTGATAAAAGAAGCAGATGAGTCAAGAACATTTGATGATGCTGATATGTACCAATATTATTCTTATCTTGTAGAAGAAGAATTACATCCTTGTTTATTCTGGGTTGATCTAGAAAACCCAGAAGAATTACCAGACGACATAGATATCCATATAGATTGGGAGGATGAACAAGCTAAATAGA